AGCTTGGTCCGCTGCTTCAGGATTCATAATCAAGTCAGGAAGCTGAGAGAGTGCTGATTCTGGTCCTGCCTGCTGTGAAAGTGCAGCAATCTCGTCCATACTGATCTTTTGCAGACGTTTGGAGAACTCCTGATCCCATCCTACATGGTAGATCATCCAGCCGTAGTGAAGACCATACTGTGAACCTAGCTCAACCTCACGGGAAATCTCAGCCCGTAGCTTTTGCTGCGTGATCCAGTTCATCAGTGTGCTGGCAGCACTTGCCATTGCCATGTCATTAAACTCGGTAGCCTGCACGCCAAGCTGGGAACGCTCAAACGAGGTCGTCAGAAGGCAAGAAAGCTCATTGATAGTCGAATCAGCCAGTCGATTCCTAACATCAGACGCGCCTTCAAATGGAAACGCTTGACGATTGTTAGGCAGGTTCTCAGAATGCTTCTTACCATCGTCAGATTGTCCAGCCCATCGGCAGAATCGAATGTCATCGGCAGCGTTTAGCCTTTCTACGTTTGCGGTTGTGTAAAGTGAACGTGTTAGTTCTTTCGAGAGTTCAAGAACGTCTGGCGTTTCGGAATAGAAAGCTAGTTTGTCGCTGCTGTTGGATTTCTTCATGTTAGTAGGAGCCTATTTCGCCTTGAGGTTGGTAGCTTTGACTGTTTTGATGGGTCGGATTCATCACCGCTAGATAGCGTAGAACGTCAACGGGATCTTTAGTTGCTCCCTTGTCTCCGTCTGCGCCTGTCCACTCTCGGAGTGAGTAAATGATGTTTTTGCACGTTTCACTAACGTAAAGGTTAGGCTCATTATGAATGGCAAGCAAGGGTTCGTCCTTGTTCCATGCTAACCAGTTGTTAATAATGCTAACGCCTTCCTCGATTCGGAGTCCAGCAGCAGGAGTGAACCACATTGGGTCGGGATCTTCGGCTAGGAGGTCAGTTAGACTGGTTCCTCCGTCCTTCCCAATCGCTTGAGTTCCACCTGCTCTAGGGTCAATGAACCTGTCAGCGATCTCTTCCTTACCTTCTAGCTCTTCGATTAGTGCTTTGTAGTCGTTGATGCCTCTACCAGCACCGTTTCTCTGTGCTGCGCCTGCTTTACCGTCTGATTTATCACTTGGAATCGCCCATTCACCTAGATCAATGCCAGGCCATTCCCTGTAAATGAACTTTCTGCCATGCTCATCGACTCTGAGCCACAACATGAACCAGTTACGAGCACCAGCAGGGTCCATTGCCATGAAATTAGTGCCTTTAGTCGGTATCTGATCGTCTGGAATCACGTTCCAGCTGCCAAACTTGGGAAACTGCGAGCCAGAAAGACTTTCAGCCCAACCATAAGCGCGGATCTTGATCTCGTAATTGGTTCGTCCATGTAACGCTCGTTTAATCTCGGAGAATGGAGAGTAAACATTGAGTTCAGAATGGAACCAAATCGCTCGATTACTCGGATTGTGGCAGGTAGCTTGGAACGGCATCATCCCACGTTCACCACCAGGAAGGTTGATGGAGTCCTTGAGCAGTGAAGCTGGAAGCCATTTCGTAATCATCGCACCAGCAATGTATTCTTTAACCACCGAAGTGTAGCCAGAGATGGGAGTAAAGGTCAGAATCATCTTACCTCGTCTCGTCGCAGTTCGGTAACGTAGCGTCTTGATCCAGTCAGCGGTGATCTCTTCGTCAATCCAGATCAAATCAACTTCACCACCTTCAATAACCTTGATGTCTTGAGACTGATTCAGGAACCAGCACTGGCTTTTGTTAGGCAGAACAAAGGTATTATCAGAGAATCCGTTCTTCTGCGTGAATGCTACGTTGGTTATCTTGGTCTTCCTTGCAGTCTTGAACTCGGCTGGAAGGTATTTGTATACCACAGGCTGCTGCATCTGCACGCTGCTCATGTTGGTCGTATGGATGCACCACACTCGTTTACCTGGGTTCTGACTCAGGTATTGAGCTACTCGTTTAGCAGCATACTCGGTCTTCGACGCACGGTTTCCACCGAAGATCATCAGTTCTGAGATAGCCTGATCGGATAACAAACTATCTGCAATCTTCCAGTGATCGGGTTCATAACCGTGTCTGTAAGGATCCATTGTCTCTGCCAGAATCTTGTCCTCACGCAGTTGGAGAAGCTCACAAGCACGATCAATGCCCTTGTTTTTGATGATGTTCGCTATTGTCTCCGCACTAGGAGCGACCATGATCGGATGTGGCGTAGGCGTGTATTTGCCTAGCGTTTCCTTGGATACTTCGTTGATGAACATGCAATTATGCTACCATTTGGTGACCGAAGACCAAAAAGCTGCACTCATCTTACCCCTCTTGATGTTATCGGCGTGCCGTGCCTTGAACGATGCTCGACGATCTTTAGCAGCTTCACTTTCACCTTTCTTTGGTGGAGAGCCTGAAACGCCTTGTTGACCAAAGCGAATGGTCTTCACCTGTTCGCCTTGTTTAGCAACGACTACATGGCTTTTTGTCGGATGTGAAGGTGTGCGCTTTGGCTTGTTGTAGCCAGTCACACCAACTTTAGTTAGTTTGGAGTCTTTCATACTAGTTAAGCTCTGATTCCTCAGACCTAACGCACGCACAATTTAGCTTCTCAAGGACTTTTTCCGCGAAATCTTGATCTAGTCCAAAGTCTGAGATGTAGTCGAGAAACTCAGGGTAGAACTCTTCGATAAACAAAGCCATGGCATCCAGCTCTTTGATGGTGAATCTGTTTGGATCAGTCGCTTTCATTTTTGAGAAAGTAAGGCATGGAGAAAGACTGGCAAGAGTGAGATTGCCTCTTGTTCCAGTTGACGGATAGCTTTAAAGTAGCATCATAGATAATGGTTTGCTCTGCGGGATCGGAGTGATCTGCTCTACTTGCAAACCGCAACTAGTCCGACTTTGATCCCGCGAAGTCGGGCTTTTTGTTTGTTGGGCATCTCTGCCTAAAATAACCTTCAGTGTCACTGCGTTGTGCTCCATGGGAAGGTGTTGAGAATTCGGTGGACGATGGAGAACAGATCAGTCGTCCTAAAGGCGCAGTAGCAATACTGGGCTGCTTATAACATCGTCTGACTCGTCTTTACTGAGCCAACCGAACGAGAAGATGTTATTTGTGTGCGACGGTCGATTCCTAACTTCCTTTTGGAAATCAACATCAAACACAGCATTCTCACCGTAATGGGACTGTTGTGTTCAGATCTCAAGCCTTCATCCATTTGGAATGTTAGCGATTAATCAAGCCTGTATCTCTGTGCATGTGAGAACAAGCCATTTAACACTTCTAACAACTCATCAGGTTCAGCCTCAAACCATTCACCACGAATGTGGAATTGTGCCAATTTGCTATGAGCTAACCTTTCAGCCGCTTTACAGTCTCCAACTAACCAAGCTTCAAGGATGGAAACTTCGTGAGGATTGCATTGCTGAATGCTCAAAAGCCTAGTTGTTGGACTGCTTGTCGTGAAACCACACTTCCAAAAGTCATCAAATCCAATCAAATAAACCCATCCTGGGCTTTTGTCGGCATAATATAATTTATTGCTTTTGAAGCAATCCAGACATGCCACATCATAACATTTCGAGTCTTCATTTAGGAAGTTTTTGAAATGATTATAAGTGTTTTCTTTTTTGCAGAAATAACAAGATAACTGGTTCATAATGTTAGCGATAGTTTATTGAAGCTCACTAAACCATGTTAGTTTACTGATCAGCAATAGTTTACTGACCAGTGAATGTTGCAAATACAGTGCAGTTTTTTCAATAGGATTTGAACTAACAAGCATTCCTTGAAGGTTGGATTAAACCTTCGTCTCGTAGTGCCAAGCATTAGAGTCCTCTGTCGTCCACTTATCGAACGCTTCACAGTTCCATTCATCTTGATTCACAACATATTCAGGACGGTCAGGGAATGGTTTAGTAACATGGCTAGGCTCATGCCAACGAAGACGGTTATTGGGTTGGATCGCAAACTCACCATTGTCCAAGCAAATGAAGTGTCCGCTTTTGTGCTCTTCAGGATGGATTGCTAGAGAGATGTCAGCACCATTTGTGTAGTCTGGACCCCATTGCATGGTCCATAAATAGATGCCATCTGCCCATTTACCGTTCTTCATCTTCACAGACACACGCAGACCAGAAAGGAAGTTAAGCTCAACGATGCTGAAGTTAGCAGAGAACGAGTTCCACAACTGGAGATGATGGAAAGGATGTTCATGCTCATGCTCGTAATCGTGCAGAGCGTGAATCGGGAGCTTATCACGTAGAGCACCGTTTTCCAAGAGCACCTGAAACAAAGCACAAGACCCTGGTATTGAGCGAACAGATACGGCTACACCTTTCTCGTATTGCCCTTTATGCTCATCATTACCCGTCATAAACTCACGCCTAACGAGACATTTAAGCGGTGGAATACTAGCTTCGTGTAGTGGCATATTTGGTTAGTCTATCATTTCGTTGACGTTAACAAGATTCTCTTGAGATTTTGGTTTTCAATGAGCGTTTCCATCAGCGTTTTCTGTCGGTCAATCAACCGTTCATTGAGTTCGGTGATTTCGCGTTCTAGTTGGCGTGCGAAGTTAACAGCAACGTGCTCGCCGTAAGTGTGATATGTGCAACCGCAGCATTCAGCGTCTGTTCGTGGTGTTGGTGTCATGGTTTTGTTGGAAGGTGGTGTTTATAATCACTGTTCGCCGTATTGGATTGCGTGTATCCACAGTGGTCGCAGATCCAGCCATCTTCCACGGCGCGAAGCG